TGATATAAAGGAATATACAAGTTATACAGAACAACTAGATATGAATAACAGAATTACAACCTTGCCAGGAAAATAATACTGCAAACACTTGGTTCCCACCCGTGTAGCACGAAAACAGAACTAAAAGATCATGGCCGATAAGATAGGATTCTGTACTCTTGCTAATTTTATTTATCTTGTGTTTAACGATACACCGCAGAAACGGTTCTTTTGCATTGTGGACAGCGTTGTATCCAACGTATGCCCCTGTTGTAGTGTGATTGTGGATTTGGTGAGTTCAGTGTTTTTTGATAGGTAAAACTATCCTTGTGATGACAAAATTGGCATTCGTTGATTGAAAATAGTTGTTCCTGCACAATTTTAAATGTGCCAGGTTCTAACATTAGATATCGTGCATAGTCCATTACAGCATCAACGCTAGTGCTACAATAACACCTATCAATTGCACAAACACAACACCTACGCCCCATTTGAACATACGCTTGATGTCATCTATGTCCTGTGCCATGTGATGCAAATGATTTGAAACTATGATTTCCAGTTTCTGTTCTACCAATGCTAGGCGTTTATCTAGATCTGTCATTTCGCTCATTATAATACGGTTCCTAATTGAACAGCACGCCAGTCATTTCCGTCATACACAGCAATGCACCCAACGCCAGCACTATCATCGCCGCCATCTGAGCAGTATGCAACATCACCTGTTGCTTGATCAGTTCTTGCGTTTAGTTGTGCCGCTGTTTGTGGTTTAAGATTAAGGATTTCTTCCAATGCAACCTTACCAGTTGCAGGATCGAGAGTTAGATTTGTTGCGGTTGTTGAATTGATTTCATCTGGTAGATATGTTGCGGTGATCTTTGCAGTTGCATCCAATGGTGCTACACCATTTGCAGTTGCCCTTCCATCTATTACCGCTGTTAATTCATCTAGGGCCGCCTTGATATCTGGTCTTGCCGCCGCTGGATTGTCCGTTCCTGCGTCTAGATTTGTTGTGCTTACGTTTGAACTATTTCCCCAACCCATCTTATTTTCCTCTCTTTGTTATATTTAACATCTTTGTAGCAATACCACGAAAAACACGCTGTATGACGCTTAAAATGCGTTTAACGGGGTGTTTTGCAAGGCGTCTTGCCTCAAGTAATTGTTTTAATTTTTGCAATTTCTTTTTGTTATTCATTATGAATATAATCCCAAATAATATGTTGTGCCACCCACATTTACTTCCAACCAACTTGCAGGAGTTGATGTGTTTGAAGGTGTTCCACCAGTTGCCATAAATTTTACATACCCATTTAGATATATTGGAGTTGTATTAGAAGGAACTTTTGTTGCAATTTCAATATCGTCACTTGGTGCGTTAATTCTAATAAAACTTCCTATTCCATCATGTGTTTCTATTGTAACAGGTGTATCAGTGTCGGTACCTATAACCGCACCTGCCGCTGGATTGCCAATATATACATTTCCTGATGTAAGATAGATATCTCCTGCCGGACTGGTTTCTAGTATAATGTCATCTGCACCAGCACTATCACTCAAAGACGAAACTATCTTTTGTCCATTAACATCTAGGTCCTGCAATAATTCTGTTAGATTGCTACCAAAACTATCGCCTTGATTGTTCCATTCGGTGCCCAATGTGTTTACGGCATCACTGATCTTTTTTAATTCTGCACGACTTGTTGATATCTTGTCGCTATCTGCGTCGAACTTGGTGCTATCTGGTAGTGATATTGGCATAATTATCCTTCTATTATATTTCCTATGGCATCAACCTGTGTTGGTGCTAGTCCTGTTAGTACGGCATCAAAACTGCAATCAATTGCTGTCTTGCCATACGTATTTAAATCTCTTATGTATAGTGTAATTGGATTTGTAGTCTTATCCAATGTAATGTAAGGCAGTATTAGATCGCTTTCTGTTATTTCAACATATTCGCCACCCGCACTATCTCCATCAGCAACATAATCATCAGCAACATATCTAATTAGTGCTGAACTGGCGTGTGGTGTAATAACAGCACTTCTTACGCTTGATAAACTATCAATTGCTGTTAGTTGTCTTACACCCGTTGATCCTGTTAGTGTGCTTGAATCTATGCTATCTTCGGCAACCGTAACAATTTCCGCTGTTAGGTTTGTTTTTATACCACTTATTGTGATAGAACCACTTGTTGCGGCCGCACTATCTTCATGATCAACTGAAATCTTAAATTGAAAATATCTTGCTTCTATGGCACTTACGCTATCGCCTGGTGAATAGGTCACGCTTGATGGTGAGTCAATTGTGCCACCAGCACTATCAACACTATCACCATAGTAAATGGTTGTTGTTGCAATGCCGTTAATGCTTAATTCTGTTAGTGGATTAAGTGTTTCTTTTCTACCAAAGTCAATTACATTAGTGGTAAACTCTAGAGGCAAGTTTGGCGTTAGTTCCCAACCACTTGTAAATGTATCCCAATTGGCCGTTAGATCATCCCAAGTTTCGGTGCTTTTTGCTTGGTATCGTCCTTCTGCAAAATAACCATTACCTGCCATCTTATCCTCCTAGGTTGTGCGTTGTTGTTACATTACTTGCAACACTACTTGCACCCCCACTTGCTCCACTTACTCTCATTATGGTATCTGGATTCTGTATCGCATTATTTAAAAATGCTTGTATATTTCTGGCAGTGACATTCTTCTTTGTAAGAGGATTGTAATATGTATAATCCTGTCCTAGATCACTACCATCTCTAAATTCGTTTCTGCTACCATTAATCTGTTGTACCCAATAAAAGTCTATAAAATGTATCGGTGTGTCATCCTGACTTAGAACACTTCTTCGTGTTTGTATTTGTTGTTCTTGCACACTATCTCTAAATTGAATTGCCTGTGGTAGCACATTGGTAATTGCTGTTCCGTCCTGTGCATAACCTCTCATGCCATAACCAAATATTGAACTCATTGTGGGTTTGATAAGCAATACCCTAAAGAACACTCCGCCGTTATACGCACTATTTGATTTTGCATACACATCACTATTTCTATAATGAATAAAGTCACCTGCTTTTAGTGAATTGTTGTTTATCCAACCACTTACACCATTATAGGTTGATTCACGGTGTGTGCTACTATAAAAACTAACACCTGATGGTTTTGTATAATCTCCTGTATCAGCAAGACCTAGTGTTGCTAGACCTTTTTGATCATCTGCTAAAAAATAAATCTCATTAAATCCAGGAAATTTATAAAGTGTTGTTTTAACAACATCTCTATACACATAACCATAGTTAGGTGCATATTCTTTTATTGCTCCACTTGTATCTAGATTACCAATAAACGTGCTGTTCACATTTGATGTTGGCCAATCTATAATTGTTGGTGGTGGTGCTGGTGGTTGCTCTGCTGGTGGATTGATTGGTGCTGGTGTATCTGGCGCACCCGCACTATCAAACGTGCCTGCACTATCATAAACAGGTTGACCTGCACTATCCACTGGAATGTCTGGATCTTCTGGTGGCACAATACCCAAAGGTCTTACTGGCACCGTTCTTTGTCTTGGTCTTACACTGATTTCATCTGGTAAGAATAATGGTGGTGGTATTTCTACCTGTTCACCTGTTGTAAATGGATATACCGTTGCATTGTGTTCAACAGCAGTAATATCAACGGTTAAATCTAAATTTAATTTCATGTCAACAACACGATAGGTTGCATCTGTTAAATTTAAAACACTATCAGTAACTCTAATAATATCACCAACTTCTACCTGCAATAATTCTTGTGTTGCACTAAAACTAATTGATGTTTGTTGTCTTGATTTTTCATAGATTAATTTAGCAATATCCTGTGCAATCGATTTGTTTGTAAGCATAGGAAAATTAAATTCTTGTTTTAATAATTCATTACCATCTGCCGCTTGATCACCATTAACACTATAATATACCTGTTGATTTGAAAAGTTTAAATCAGGATCAACAAAGTTTACAATTACTTCATTAAATTTGCTATCCTTACGTTCACCTTGTAGTGTGATACCACCAATAACATTATCCTTATCAACGTCAAATGCAATATCTACCGTTGTGCTTGTTATATCAGTAGCATTGCCGCCATCTTCTACTTTTAGTTTATAGCGTCCTTGAACATAAGGCATGATACCTCTACAACCACTTAATAATTGTTTTACGTTATCAAACAATTTTGAGTCTGTGTTTACAACACCATTAAGTGTCATTGCACGACCAGTTTGTCCTGAATAGTATGTAACCGTTTGTTCATACTTGTTTGCCGCAATCTTAAATGTATCAGCATCAATTTCTTCTTTTGTTAGACCACAACCCCAACGTGGATTCATCATGTAATCCAATAGGCAGTTTGCTGGATTAAAACTATAACCTTTTGGTAGGTCAGCATAATCGTTACTTAGGTCTTTACCACCTATGTGTGTTCTTACGTCATATACCTTTTTACCCAATACATCAAACTGCACTTTAGGAATACCGCCACTAAACGGATTGTTGTCTTGGTCTTCTTGTGTTTTAATTTCTTTCCATTCAAAACGCATTACAGCATAGGCAACACCTGGCAATTTTCTACTTTTTGTTTTCCAAGTTGCCGCTTCATTTGCCAATGAACTTTGTCCTTGTGTTTCTGTTCCGTTGAATATTTGAAATTGAATTCTGTTTGCAAAGCGTCCTGTTGTGACACTAATTGTTGTGTTGGTTGCATAGGTATTGCTTGGTAAAGGCAATTCAACATCTTCCACAAGTATGCGTTTAACACCTTGTATTTCACCTTCACAAAGTGCAAATACACAATATAGATATTTGTTCGAAGTACCATTGGTTTCAGCATAGATTAAATTTCCGCCTACACGTCTAAAACCATAAACAACAGGAATAGCAACGTTGGTTCCTGTTTTTGTAATTGTAACGCCCTGTGCTTCTTGTTCTGGATTTTGTGGACCAGTTGGAACATCAAATGCACCCATTGGGTTAAACACAAATCCAACAACATCTCCAACAAATTTAACAACCGCTTTTACAACATTGACGATTGCCTTAAATGCTTTCTTGATAATTTTTACTGGATTGATGCTACCACCCATTAGTCAATCTCCAAATCTCTAACATAGTTGTATCCCATAAGTTCACAACCTTTGTGTTCATAATAAGTTGCCGCTCTATCAATATATTCAGTTGCGCCTTTAAAATCTTTTGTAAAATTGGTCACACCAATTTCTAAAAATCTACATCCTTGTTCTTTGCACCAGTTTGTAATATTGTTATACAATGAATCTGCTAGGTGCTTGTTTCGTAATTCAGGATGAACAAAAAAGAAATAGACCTGACCATATAGTGTTGGATTCCATACCTTTTGTGTTAATCCTACAAGTGCATAACCTATAATTTTACCTTCACGTTCAGCAACATAACATTTCTTATCATCATCAATTAACAAACGTTTGATCATTGCTGTCATGTGTATATCATCAACGGGCAATAATTCTGTCACGTCGGCATCTTTTGCGTGTTCTCTTGCCATTGCAATTATTTCGTTGATATCTCTGGGTTCAAATTCTCTAATCATTATTTCTTACCCCATCTAATATCATTAAGTGTTTCATGACTATATTCCATTGCAAAGTCTGTTGGATGTTCTCTTTGAAAGTTGCCAAGGTTTGTTCTTCTTGCGTTTACCTTTTCAAAGTTTGAAAATTGACTATCTACCTGTAGTGTTAGTTCTGCCGTATCCTGTGCGTCAGTAATTGAATAACCTGTAATCTTGCCCTTAAAAATTAGTATAGGGCCATCACCTGCACTATCACCAATAAGTGAATCAGTACCTTGATCCCATAATGCTCTATAAATTGTAACCTTTTGATTAATCTGTGCGGACTTGGCAAATAGTGTTATATTATTGCTTTCCAATGCACTTAGACTAATTGCAATGCTGGTAATTCTTAATTCTGAATTTTCATTTGATTCTGAGATACCTAAAAAATTACCCTGTGCTTGATATATGTTGCTACCAGCATCAGGTGCAGTATCACTATCCCAATTGATATCAAAAGGTGCGTCTGTGTAATAAACAGCGTCTAATCCATTGTATGCAGAACTTAATCCTATTTCGACAAGAACAAATGAAACAAGAGCATCTCTTGCCAACGCTGTTTGTGTTACATCTGCTAATTGCCTTGTCATTAAATAACCTCTTCAACATCTAATTCATACTCTACCAACCCATCAGTTCTATATGCAAATTCTTGTAGGTCATTTGTAATAATCATTCTAAAAGGAACACTATCACTGGTTACACCTTCACCACTACTATCAGATGTTGCAACAGCAGTCACTAGATTGGGTTGAAAATTAATTGTTGCATTTCCTGATCCATCGGCAACAACATCTTCTGTGACCATGTATACTTTGGTATGATTGTAAAAACGTATAACATCACCCGCTTTAAGTATTGTGCCACTGGTTGAATTTGATTGAATATCCACGCTTGTATCACCTGCACTTGCATCTGCTGTGACCGTAATTGTTTGACCTGCTACACCTGTTGTATAACTTATGGTTGGAATAATAACATCAAATTCATTTAGCATACCTTGACAACGTGCAACAAATGCCATAACAGGTTTAAATTCTGCTAAGGTCATTGGGGGAAATTGTAATGTTCCTCTGTACCTAGTTGTTGAATTTGTTGCTCTAATAATTCTACCACTTGCCGCTTCAGTTTTTTTAGTTTGTGTTTGTTGTCTAAAACGTGCTGTTGTAAATCCGTTATCTACTGGAAAAAATCCTATGTATGCCATTATGCTGTGACTCCTGTTCTACCACGTGTGTTCATTGCTTGATTAATTATACCAACAATGGTTGAACGTCTTTCAACTAGGAGTTCATCAAAACCTCTTGCGTCCGTGGTTGTTATGTTAAAGTTAACGTTGACTCCTTGATTTCCAAATGCGTCATCATTGCTAATAATTCTGCCGGCATTAGGACCCATTTGTAAAATTTCAGGTCCTCCTTCTCCTACCAAATATGATTGTCCTGGACCAACCGGACCACCTTTTTCTCTTGGTCCTGTGTATTTCTGTGATCTAATTGCCGCTATCTGTGATGCTGTTGCCGCAATAGCAAGTCCTGCCATGATAGCACCACCAATTGGTCCACCAAACATACTACCAAATTTGTATGCGGCAACCACTGATGCTTTGGCATTAACTAATGCTTCTGCTATTGCTAATGCTTTCATTATTTGGAATGCTTTTTCATTTTGTTGTGCAACGACACCAAGCATATCCTTGGAAAATCCTACTGCTGTTCCAAGTCTTTCTTTTTGTGTCATATTTTGGAAATCTAGTGCTTCAAATTGACCATTTTTAATCAATTCAATATTCTTACGAATATTTGCCTTTTCGTTTTCCAGTTGTCTTCTATGACTATCTAATTTAATTTTTTCAATTGCTCTGGCACCTTCTTCTTCTGTAAGGATTTTTTCTTTGATACCATCTTCAATTGTTTTAATTTGTTCTGCTTGTCTTACTTTTTCAGGATCAAAACGTTCCATACCAGCAAGACCTAAACTACCAACAACATTTTCTACATCTTTTTTAAGTTTTTCTAATTCTTTTTGTTTTTCTAATTGTCTATCAAGTTCAATATTTTTTCTAATGGCATTTTTAACAGAATTTAATTCTGCATCTGCAACTTCTCTTGCTAATTTTCCTTGTTCAACAAGTGCATCCGCTTGTTTTTGAAGTTCACTAAATTTTATTTTTTCAAGTTCAACAGCAAGTTCTTGATCAACGGTCATGCCTTGAATTTTTTGTTTTTGTTTTTCAATGCTTTCTAATGTTTTATCAACCGTTGATTTAAATGTTGCTTCTTCAATATTTTTAGAACCAGTTGCTGTAATCAACTTGTTCATTTGTTCTTCTTGTGCTTTTAATGATAACCCTGATTGTTCAAGTTTGCTAAGATACTCTTCTAGGATTGTTCTGACATTACCCCAAGTCTCCGGTTGTTTTTCTGCTTCCGCATTTAATTCTGATAAAGGTGTTTTAAGTCTTTCGGCCATAGCATTAAATTCGGCGATATTTTTATTAGCATTTGCTAATTTGTCATCACTTAACAATCCTAACTTGTCTAATATCCAAACAAGTCCTTGGTTAAGTTTTGCAAAACCCTGTAATAGATAACCTAGACCTTCTCTAATAGTATCAAATACAGCACCAAACAATAACACAAGTAGTTTACCTCTACGACCTAACAAGAAGAATCCTATGATACCTAATTCTCTCATTCCTTGAGGTAGACTACCAATAAAATCAATCAGTCCACCCATTGCTTTAGCAACCATTGCAAACACTGGTACAACAAAATCAATTATATCTGCCGTGCCTCTTAGTGCCGAAAGTGTTATTTCAATAATCTTTTGTCCTGCTTGTGCGGCAAATTGTTCAATACTACCAAATGATTTTTCTAGTTCTGTATCAAGTGTTTTAAGTGCGGCCTTGGCAAAATCAAATAATCCACCCTGTCTACCAAGTGCCAATTGGAACTTGAATAGTTTATCTTGTATCATTGAAGTAATACCATCAAAGGAATTTGCTAATACAAGTGTGGCATTACCAAATGGTCCATCAGGTCCAAACACTTCTTCAAAACGTTTACGTGTTTCTTCTGCTGTGACCGTTGCACCATTTTGGAATCCAAGTAGTGCTCTAACACCTCTTTCACGGAATATTTCCGCCGCCGCTATACCACCACTGAATGATCTTTGTATCTGCTCAGATGCTGTTTGGAAATCAATACCTGTGACCGCGGCCACGTTTCCTACAATACCTAAGTTCTTACCAAGTTCTTCTGCGTCTTTGGATATAACAGCAAGGTTGCCGGCACCTGCTTGAATTTGTTGAAGTGTGAATGGAACTTTGGAAGCGTAGTCTAATAAAACATCAAATGCCTTATTACCCTCGTCTACACTACGGAATAAAAATTGAAATCTTAATCCTAATTGTTCAACTTCTGAACTTACTTGTAGGATCTTTTTTATTCCAAAGGCCGTTCCTATAGCGGCACCAACTGCGGCAACCTTAGTCGCAAGACCACCGAAACCTCTATCAAGGTTTTTTACATTTTTGTTTAATCCGCCTAAACGCTTGTCTATATTACCAAGCGTCTTAGATACTTTATCTACGGCGCGGATTATTAACGTTTGTTCTGCCACTTTTCATTGCCTCCGCTTCCATTTTGAACCATGCGGCCCAAATGTTTATTTCTAGGACGGTGAATTGCAATACTTCTTCTATGCTTTTCCCCAACTCCTTTGCTATACGCACAATGAGTTGAAGTTCAACGTCCTCTTTTAGTTTTTTTCAACGGCCTCATAATCTGAGGTTGCTGAATTTAGCACCGCGGCAACTCTCATTAAAACACTAGGATCAACTTCGTTCATTAGTGTGTTTTTGTCAAATTTATTAAACATTGGTTTTCCTTCTGGATCCAATGCTTTCATAATAACACTTTCAACTAATGCTTCTACCGTTTTACCTGCTTGTTGTAGTTCAATAATTTTTGATTCTACAGCAAATGGATGTGCACCTTTAAAATACACATCTGTTTTCCATTCAGGAACAGAAATCTTCTGTAATTCGCCTGAAAGTTTACCTTTAAAGTGCGTTCTTGCGTTTTCTAACACATTACTCATATTTTATATCTCCTTCTAGATATCTCCCTAACGGTAGGCCCTAGTATACCTTTAGGTGCTTGTTTTGAGCGGCCCTTTTCCAACAAGTCAATATAGGGCACGCGGTTGACTATACGCTTTTCTTTATAAGCGTTTTCAAGGCGCCAACCTCGTCTTGCTTGTCCCTGGTCTATTGGTGTCTTACGAACAGCAACAGACTTAATATCTTCCGCTATGGTGGTCATCAGTGCATCTTTTTCTCGTTCAAGTTGCCTCATGGCCTGACGTGTGCCTTTAACACGTATTTCTAACATTACAAATCCTTATGCACTATAAGTTGTAATATCTAATGCTCCAGTTCCCTGGAAGTTTACCGTTGCAGTTACTAGGTCATCAAATGATGCTGTTCTAGATACTGATGTTACAAGAATGTTTCCCACAAACTTGTTGCCAGCACTTGCTGATGGGTAAAATTCAACCCATAAAGCACTATCATTATCTGGATTAAATGCATCCAATGCATCATGACTATCATCATAAACAACTTCCATTGATCCTGTAAAAGAATGTAGTCCGTGTTTATAAGTTCTTGCCGCGTCGCCCATGGTCGTGTCTTCAATAACATCTTTAGTATGTTCAACCGTCCAAGAACGAACTTCTGCGATAGTAGTTGCACCTGCTGAATCTGCACCAATTTTTACTTGGCCGTTTTCTCCTGTGTATGTCGCCATTTTTAGTTCTCCTCTTTAGCGTTATTGGAATCTGCATCAATTAAACGTTCACCTTCAGGTGCGTAAACAGACTCTTCTGAATCTGCCCAATCTTCACCTGATGTAGGATCCCATTCTTCTTCCGCTTCTTCCTCTTTGATTGAAGTCACTTGAGCGTTGGCAGTAATTCTATCTTTCTTACCACGTTTTGCTGGTGACTTTTTTTCTAAACTAGATTGATCAAAAATCTGATAACCTACTTCTAGAAATCTTTCTACACGATCCTCTTGAATCAATTCAATAGCACCGTCTTTAATCATTTTAATATATTTCATTTTAGGCATTATACTGCTCCTTTAGTAAATGAATATTGAACTTCCGCAATCATTACAAACTCACCTAATGGCGGAGTTCTATCAATTACTTCGATTGACGTGACGTGTGTTGTTGCCGCCCTTGTTGCACCAAGTTCTCTATCTCTGTTAGTGTTTAGCGTTTCTTCAATGCGTTCAATCAATTCATTGCGTTTTTGATCCACGCTTTGAACAAACCCTTGTCTTCCATCGGAACGCACAAAACCTCTAATGTTTACTTCTAGTACACCACGTCTATTACCGCCCATTGAATTGTCTTCACGGGTTTCATTACCTGCTGTAATCAGTAGTGCTGGAAATTGTGTAAGTGCCAGTTTGTCTAGGTCAAACGGTTCACGTGTGATTAGTCTTGCTTTAGGATTATCCATATCCCCCAAGACTTCTTCAATATCTTTTACAATATCTTCTCTGTTTGACATAACCTACTACCTTTTTAGGCGTAGGTAATGAGTGGGTTCTTTTTCGTTGTCGTCAACGTTTCCGGAACTATCCAAATCATATTCTACACCATCTCTTAAAATTAAATCTAATTCTCTTTCGTATTCTTTACGATAGAACTCCATCTTTCTTTCAAAGATATCTTGTTCTACATCAAATTTTGATAGTTTAGGATATACATGGAAACCAAGTGCTTGATAAACACACGCTCTGGTTAGTTGACTTGCTGTATATAAATCGTCGTCTGGTTCAACCATACCTGTTGCTACACGTGATACATCATATAATCCAACCGTGTAAGTAGGCCACCATCTAATTCTTAGATCGCGAAATACATCGTTCTGTGCTTTTGTGATTTCTTCGTCAAAATCAGGGATACCAAATGTTAAAATATCCGGTTCATATTCCTGAATGTCGCTTATAGTTGCAAGTGTTGCCATAGGATTCTGTCCTTTTTTATGCTCT